CCTGATACTCAGAGGACAGGTTTTCAAATGGCTGATTCAACGTTTGGATACTAGAGTGCTAGTAACTTGCCCTAAGTGTGCTGTAATTTATAATACAGATAAGTTTGATAGTTGTCCTAAGTGTCAAGAACAATACGATTTTGACAACGGACCTTGGAAGGTAAAATAATATGGAAGAAGATGAAAACTTAGCTGAAGAAGTATATATGGAAGATGCTGAAGTATCTTTTATAGAAGATACAGATGAAGACTCTAAGGCTGATCCTTCAGTTGGAACTATTGTAGGTTATATACAGAAACGTTTTCAAAAGGCTGAGAATGCTCGTAATGCTGAAGAACAACGCTGGATAAAAGCTTACAGAAACTATAGAGGTCTTTACGGACCAGACGTAAGTTTTACTTCTTCAGAGAAGTCTAGAGTATTTGTTAAGGTTACAAAGACAAAGGTACTAGCTGCCTATG